GCAAATGCAACAGATGCATCAGGATCGCCCGGCGGTGGTTCTGTGGTTACTCAATATCAGATTAATACTGGCCCCGCTTATGCTGTTCCATTAACAGGCTGGGGGACTGGTCTTTGGGGATATGGAACATGGGGATTTGGTGCAGCTACCACAGATGCCATGCGTCTTTGGAGCCAAAATAACTTTGGGCAAGACTTAATCTTTGGCGCACGGGGCGGTGCTATCTATCTTTGGAACGCTAATCTAGGTGTAGCAAGCTCCACCTTTACGGTGACGATTGCCTCTCCGGCTGTAGTTACTTTCTCTAGTTTGACTGGTCTGCCTAACGGCACGGCTATTCAGTTAACCACTACAGGAGCTTTGCCTACGGGATTGGCCGTAGGTACCGTTTACTATGTAGCTGGTTCTTCTGGATCAACTTGTAATCTAACCGCCACTTTTGGTGGGGCAAACATAATTACAACAGGCACCCAGTCTGGTGTTCATTCTGTATCCCCGCGAGGTATCAATATTGCCAGTCTAGCCAGCGCATCTAACTGTCCGACAGTACAGAACGTTATCCTTGTCTCCGATACAAGTAGATATGTGTTTGCGTTTGGATGTAATGTGCTTGGATCAACAACTCAAGATCCTATGCAGATTCGTTGGTCTAGCCAAGAATCTGTAGTGGAATGGACTCCATCTGCAACTAATACGGCAGGCGATCTCCGCTTATCGCACGGTTCTGAAATCATAACTGCGGCTCAAGCCCGTCAAGAAATCTTGGTATGGACTGACTCATCTCTCTATTCGCTTCAGTATGTGGGAGCGCCTGTAGTTTGGGGTTCTCAGTTATTAGGAGATAACCTGTCTATAACGGGGCCAAATGCTGTTGCCTATGCAAACGGCGTAGCGTATTGGATGGGCGTAGATAAGTTCTACAAGTACGATGGACGTACACAAACACTTTCGTGCGATCTGCGTCAATACATATTTGAAGACATTGACAGACAACAATTTGAGCAAGTAGTAGCGGGAACAAACGAAGGTTTTAACGAAATCTGGTGGTTCTACTGCTCTGAAGGTTCTACTACTGTGGATCGTTATGTTGTCTATAACTACCTTGAGCCGGACGGTAAAGGCGGCACGGGTGTTTGGTATTACGGGTTTATGGCAAGAACAGCATGGTTTGACTCTGGTTTAAGAGATTATCCAATTGCAGCCACTTACGACTACAACATTGTTGACCACGAAGTTGGGGTTGATGACAACGCTACTGGAACTACTCTTCCTATTGAGGCTTATATTACATCTGCCGAATTTGACATTGAGGATGGAGATAGGTTTGGTTTTATATGGCGCGTGGTGCCAGATATTACGTTCCGTGGATCTACGGCGGCAAGCCCGCAAGTTACGATGTATCTCAAGCCCATGCAGAACTCAGGCTCTGGATATAACAGCCCAGCATCTGTGGGTGGCGAGTCCTCAGCCACAATCACTCGCACGGCAATTCTCCCTATTGAGGAATTCACTGGGCAGATTTATACACGGGTAAGAGGCCGTCAGATTGCTATGGAGGTAAGGTCTACGGCTACTGGAGTTACTTGGCAGTTAGGGTCTCCCCGTTTAGATATTAGACAGGATGGAAGACGATGACATTCATTGTTACCTCTGAGTCTGATCTCAATAGGATTGCGGCACCTGCACTACCAACAGCACCGGAGCAATACTCGCCCGCATATCAAGGTCAACTTGGTAATGTTTTGCGCTTGTACTTCAATCGTATACAAGGCATATTAGATCAACTAAATACAGATAGCGGCATAATCCCGGCCCTTACTGTTTACACGGTAGCAACTCTACCAAGTGCAGCCACATCTGGGGTTGGGGCTAGAGCGTTTGTATCGGATGCTTTGTTGCCTACATTTGGTTCAACTGTGGCTGCTGGCGGGGCAGTCAAAACCCCTGTATATTCAGACGGAACAAACTGGAAGGTCGGATGAATTTCATAGAGCTATTAAACAAAGTTGCCAGAGTTGCTCGCCCAGCTCACCATGAGTTCGTCCCTATAGAGCGGATGGACGAGAGGTTTGAGGAAACTTGTTTTGACTCTCTAGACATGCTGATGATTGGCATGTTCATGGGGATGATCTACGACATTGACGACGAGATATCCAAAGAATTCCAGCCAGAGACTGTGCAAGAACTCTATGACTTTATACAGTTGAACAAAAAGCATGATCCTGTATCTATAGAGTGGGCGCTGGAGCAGATTAAATGATCCACCTAACGCACTACCGCACGGCATACTCAACTACGGTGGAGTTGATGGAGGGCGTCTTCCCCCAGAAAGTTCACTGGTTTCCAGAAACATATGCGCGTGTAAACAGTGGAATGTTCTACGTCCCCCACCGTGTTGCCGATAAAGTTCTAGACCCAATCCTAGCGAAAGAACTGAGGGAAAACCCTGTGGGAAAGACTGCATTTATCCTTGCTGGTGGAAATTCCCACTTTGCGGGAATTAATCCCCGGTCTAAGGATCCTACAAGACTGTCTTATGAATACAAATTTCTACCTTTTACCCTAACTCAAGTGTATGCAGGAAGAACAGCCCAAGCCTTGGGCGCTACAGATCATGTTGTTACCGATGCCACAGCCTGCGCCTCCAGTCTTAAAGCGCTGATGGATGTACAGACACTGATTAACTTTTATGGGTTTAAACGTGTAATTGTGCTGACGGTGGAGGATGCTGTTACCAACTCAGTCCTTGAGTTTTTTGGAGAAGCCAAGGCATCTCTTACCAAGAAAGAGGAAGATTTAGGTGTAAAACCATCTGCCTTTGACGAGACAAATTACGGGTTCTTTGTGGGACAAGGCGCGGCTTTGGCGGTGTTTGAGTCCGGCGATGTATCAGAGAATCCTATAGCCATCCTCAAGGGAGCCTATACGGCCAGCGAGGATCACTCAAATGCTATCGGCCAGCGAGAAGATGGACAAGGTTTTATTCGTGCGATTGAGGGGGTTTTAGACATAGCCCGCACCCCCGCCGAGCATATAAGTATTGTCAAAACGCACGGTACTGGAACAAAGTCCAACAACGTGGCTGAGAAAGCCGCTTTGGCGTACACGTTAGACAGGTATGTCGCTACCTCGTACAAACAAAAAATAGGCCATACGATGGGTGCCAGCGGGCTATTAGAAACTCTATTATTAATAGATAATGTCCTCTCTGATGAGATAGTTCCCTGTATCGCTAACAGGACTACCCATGACGAAGTATTTCTGTCGGAAGATGTCAAAGTGCCACAGGGCGATATATTGACTCTTGCGGCGGGTATGGGCAATGTGTACTCGGCGGCTGTGCTGTCGTTGGAGATATAAATGTCAAAGATGATAGACAGCAATAAGCAGAAACTGGATTTTGCAGAAATTGCCATGATTGCGTTGGAAAATACACGCTCAAAATACCCAGTCAAGGCGGCTCTTCCCGCTATCTTGACCGAAGCAAACCAGCCAAATACAGACGTAAAGCAGATGGGTAACACCGTCTTTATCCTGCATGAAGGCGAAGATGGACAGGCAGTCTTTAAGGCTTTAAACGCAGACACCCCAAGGAACTTTTTGCAAAACAGTAGGAAATATGTTGTCTATGCAAAGAATGAATTAGGTATGGATGTATTGGTAACCGAGTTTACTGACCCAGCAATTAGTACTTTATTCCATGCAATTGCTAAAAGCCCTCCTATGGAGGGTATGGGATTTAAAGAATACAAGAATGATAGCGGCTCGTACCGCATTGTTCTAAATTTAGGAAATTGATATGGGTGCAGTATCAGATTCATTAGCGGATTTTGATGATTCGGTGCGCGAAGAAGTTTCTAATGTGGGAGAGACTATTCAAGACACGGGGCAGGCTGTTGTTGATAACGTTGCCCAGCCTGTGGTGAAAGCTGTCCAAAACACCTATGATGCATTTGAAAAAGACCCTGTAGGAACATCTTTAAAGATTGCGGCAGCGGCATCTGGCAATCCTTACTACATGATGGCGGCAAATACCTCCGTCAACATAGCCCAAGGCCAAGATGTTGGCGAGGCATTAGAAAATGGCGCAAAACAGACAGCCACCACTTATATTGCTCAAGAGGCGGGAAAATACGCTGTAAGTGAGCTTGGCACTCCAACCGTAGACCCTATAGTTGATATAGAGGCTGGCCCAACTCCAACCATTGAAACCGCAGCTCCAGCCCCCTCCGCTCCAGTAACTAACACAATCATAAAATCAGGGGCTGA